TGTCCTGTCACACGTTCATTTATTATAGTAGGTGAACAACTAATCGGAGGGTATCTGACCTAGAATTGCTCTGGTGCTAACCCTTTTATGTCGCGAGCCAACCCTTTCCGAAACCACTTAAATATATACGTGAACAAAATTATTGTTCACAAATAATCGCAAATATGGCGCGGGGAGCGCGCATTGTGGTAGGGGTAGCGTTGGTAGCGTGGCAGTAGATAGCCAGGCATGATATGGTAGTAGTTACATCGGTAGCACCTTGGCCGTACCTTATTACTTATTAGTACTTATACCCTTATTACATTATGGTTATTTACGTAGCACCTTGGTATATAGGAGTTAGGCCGTAGTAATAAATGCTCACCGCGGTAGTTATACCTGGATCATATATTATAATCATAATATCCCCTACATGCATATAATCAACCGCGGCCGCCGTACGTACGCATAACTATAGTAATACCCACGTACGCAGATATCCATCGACGCGTGTATATGCCAAAAAAAGTTTTAGCGGTTTTTATGACTCGAAAACAGATCTACACTATCGATTGTATATACAAATATATAGGACAAAATATGCAATGCGCGACTCTTTTTTTTAACAAAATTTTTGCCATCGATAAAATATATACTTATATAGATGACTTAATAACTCAGTAATATTAAAATGTTATGTAATAAAATATAATTACGTACCTATGATCATGAAAACAAATAAATTAGACCTCAGCCCAGTAATATATGTAATAATAATGGTTGTTATTTTTGTAACATCTCTTTAAAGGCTTCCGGTGAAATGCTTGGCTCCCCGAGAGACGTTTCGTATATTCACGGTATAATAATTAAAAAACAATAAAAGTTATGTTAAAAACAAATTCAATCACCCCATTAAGTAAAAGAGATTTAAACGAAATCGCTCCAAGTATTTTTACAACAGTACCTTCTCCAGAGGTAACAGATAAATATACACATATTCCAACAGAAAAAGTCATAGATGATATGCAATTATTAGGTTGGTTACCAGTAGAAGCTAAAGAAGTTAAAGCTAGAACTAAAGACACATCAGGTTACCAAAAACATTTAGTTGTATTTAGAAATAATGATGTTGTAATTAATGGTGAAGATGGTGATACAGTATTCCCACAAATATTATTAACAAATTCTCATGATGGGAAAAATTGCTTTCAATTTACAGCAGGATTATTTAGAATGATTTGTGAAAATGGATTAGTAATTGCAGACACAGAGTTTGAAGATATTAAAATGCGTCATATGGGTTATACATTTGAAGATTTACAAGTATTAATTAAAGATATGGTTAAGAAATTACCATTAACAGTTGATGCAATGAATAATATGAAAAACACTCAGTTAGAAGAAGATAAAATTCTTGATTTAGCTAAAGAGTTACTTGATATTAGAATTGAAGGAACTCAAAATACTTACCCAGTTGAAGCTATTAAGGAAGTTGCTAATTCTCAACGTAAAGAAGATAATGATGATGATTTATGGACAGTATTTAATAGAATCCAGGAAAACATTATTGAAGGTAATTTTGAATATAAAACACCAAGTGGTAAAGTTAGACAGGCTAGAATTATTAAAAACTTCAAGCAAGATATGGATGTAAATAAAAAAATGTTTATTAAAGCAATTGAGTATGCGGCCTAGTAAGAATGTATGGGTTAATGGAACGTTTGATGTGCTCCACATGGGGCACATTAAACTACTCGAAAGAGCTTCTTTTGAAGCAGCCGGTGGATTAGTAGCAGTAGGAATTGATACAGATAGAAGAGTTAAAGAATTGAAAGGAGATAGTAGGCCAGTGAATGATGAGTGGAGTCGGTCGGACTTTCTCGGTGCAATAAAACATGTAGATTGTGTTTATCATTTCGATACGGATGAAGATTTAAGGAATTGTATCAAGAGCTTTAAACCCGATTTAATGGTAATAGGAGAAGATTATAAAGATAAACCAATAATTGGTAGTGAGTACATTAATGAGATTATATATGTAGAGAGATATAGAGGATTAAGTTCTTCGGATATTATAAACGGAACCTACAAAACGCCATATTTATAATAAAATTCCAGCATGGCAGCATATACTCAAGTTCAACTTAATTCCGGATCTCTAGGTGAGGTACTAAACGCGGGAACGACATATACATTTACATTCGCGACCCCAGCATTTGCATCACAAAGCGTATACGGCGGTAACGCTTATTTCTCTATGGATTCCGCTTTAGACACAAATTACGCTCTTTCACAATCTGCAATTGCGGCTGGTATTGGACAATCTGACCTAGCTGGTACAATAGGAGGATTTACCGGAGACGTATCTCAATCATTATTTGTCTCTCAATCCTACTTTTCTGGCTCCGTTAATGAACCACCAATATGGAATTACTCATTTTCAATAAGACAAGATGTTGGAAGTGGTGCTGGTACATTTACTCTTAATCCTACAACAACTGTACCTGCTAACTCATATTACCTAAAATCAACTGGTCATATGACATTAGAAATAACATCGTAATATATACGTATTTAAATATTAATATATGTAGAAGGGAAACCTTTCGAGAGAGGCTTGGCTTCCTGGATTATCTTTCGTATATTACACACATAAACAAAAATTAAGGTTACATGCAAAAAATCACTATTGAAGAATCTAAACAATTTTTTCCTGCTAAAAGCTCTCGAGATGCTTCTTATTTTACTTTTACCCCTTCTTCTAGAGGTGAAGGTTGGGAAGATGTAAATTATTTTACAAATCGTAGAAAACTTTCTTATACAAATAGAAATGATGATCATAATTCATGGGTATATATTTTATCAAATCCTGCTCAACCCGGAATATTAAAAATAGGTTATACTAATAGTACTCCCGAAGAAAGAGCAAGACAGTTATCAAATGCAACCGGTGTTGCTTTACCTTATGAAGTTGAATTTGCTTATAGTTGTTGGAATGGGAATGATTTAGAAAAAGACGTTCATGAAAGATTAGATGAATATCGTTTAAGCAGCCAACGTGAATTTTTTCAAGTTGACTTAGAAGAAGCTAAGGAAATAATTGAAGAAATAGGTGAAGCTTATGTGTAAAGATTTGGCTCCCCAGGAAATCTTTCGTATATTCACGGCATATTAATAATAAAAAATAAAGGTTATGACTAAACAAGAAGTTCAAAATTTTAGAGGTGATTTTCAAAACGCAGTTGCACAATTAGAAAAGCAATATGGTGTTAATATTAATTTAGGTACTATTTCTTTTAATAGTGAAGAATTAAGAGCTAAAATGACAGCTAGAAAAGGTGATAAAATTGAAACATTAAGTAAAAATGATTTTAATGTTGGTGATATAGTAAGTATAAACCATAAAAAAATTAACATTAAATCAAAATTTAAAATCGTAAAAATTAATAATAAAAACATTAAAGTTAAAGGTTTTGATGTTATAGGTTCATATACAGTTTCACCAAGTTTATTAATAAGATAATATGACAAAATTAAATCAATTTATAGAAGATATGCGTGCTACAAGTAGTAGTACGCAAAAAGTTCAAATAATAAAGAACGCAAATTCACATATTCATAAAATATTAGAATATACCTATAACCCATTTAAACAATACTATGTTACAAGTAAAACTTGTAAGAAAAATAGCCATTTAGTTAAGGAACAATGGAGTAGAGGATATAAAAATGTTTTCCATTTATTGGATGATCTAACGAATAGAAAATTTACAGGACATGATGCTATAGCACTTATAAATGGATGTGCTAATTCACATGATGATAACCAATTAATATATAAGATTATTGATAAAAATTTAGACATCAGAGCTGGTGGTAAGGTCATTAATAAAGCTGTACCAAATTTAATCCCTACTTTTTCAGTTGCATTAGCACAAGAATATAAAGGTAAATGTGATTGGGATGATAGATGGTATGCTTCAAGAAAACTTGATGGAGTTAGATGTTTAGCCGTGGTTGATGAGAATAGAGTTTGTACATTATATTCTAGAATGGGTAAAGAATTAACTACATTAAATAGAGTAAAGGAAGCTATTGAAAATACAGGTATTATTAATCATGTATTTGATGGTGAGATTTGTTTGTTAGATGAAAATGGTAATGAAGATTTTCAAGGTGTGATGAAAGAACTTAGACGTAAAGATCACCAAATTGAGAATCCTAGATTTATGATATTTGATATGATACATAAATCAGAATTTGATAATGGTAAAGGTAATACACCATTAACTGAAAGATTACGTACCTTAAGAGCTTGGCAAGGTGGTAGGTTTACATGTGCTAAAACATTACAATATGTAGATCAAGTCCAAATAAATGATGATGACCATTTTGAAACATGGAATAAATTATCAGCTGAAAAAGGTTGGGAAGGATTTATGTTACGTAAAAATGTAGGTTATGAAGGTAAGCGTAGTAAAAATCTAGTTAAAGTTAAAAAATTCCATGATGCTGAATATGAAGTGATTGATTATGATACTGACACAGCTGAGGTAGTTAGAAATGGTAGATCAGAAACTATTGAAATGTTATCTCAAGTATGGATTGAACATAAAGGTCACAAAGTAAAAGTTGGTAGTGGTTGGACTCATGATCAACGTTTACAATATATGGATGGTTCAATTGTAGGTAAGATAATTACAGTACAATATTTTGAGGAAACTAAAAATGATAAAGGTGGCATATCATTAAGATTTCCAACCGTAAAAATAGTACATGGAGATAAAAGAGAAGTATAATTATAATAAAATTAAATAAATGAGTATAAAAGAATATAAACCTAACCATGATACATTAGTTACTTTTGGAGAAGAAGCTTACACAATGCGTAAAGACGATCCACGTACAAAAGAAGCTATAGAAAGATCCAAACAATTAAAAGAGGAAAAGATGAAAGAATGGGTTCAATCCGGTGAAGTATCTATGTTTGAAGGTCTTAATATGAGTAATGCAAGGGGAGAAAATGAAAGTTTTGAAGATTATAAAGCCCGTCAAAAAATGAATAAAGATCTTGAAAAAATTTATAGACAATTAGGACCAGAAGGATGTAAAAAACAATTTCCTATGGGATTTAAATATGCTATCCATCAAACTATTGAAGAATCAAATAAAAATAATGAAGAAAAACCAAACACTCCAATAAATCTTAAAAAAGGACAAGAATTAACAGCTATTGTAACAGATACGGATGGTAATGTTTTAGATATTCCTGTTGAGTTTAATAATAATAAAAAATAAAAATTATGAGTAAAGAAAGACCAATAAATAATAAATTTGAAAAAAGTAGTGAACCTGTTACTATGGAAGAATTAAATCAATTACATGATGAATGGTGGGCAAGTTTAACAGATTACGATAAAGAAAAACTATATAATGAAATGGTAGAATCCGAAGTTCAATATTATAGTGATAAGACAGATAAAAAATAAAATAAGGGGAATTAGCTCAGATGGCTAGAGCGCCTGCCTTGCACGCAGGAGGTCATCGGTTCGACTCCGATATTCTCCACAATTTACACCTAAATATATAAAAAATGAAGTTGAAGAATATGTATAATAAGATGATTGATATGACTAATATATTTGGGTTATTTGTACCAGGAGAACAACTTGATGGTACTAATACTGCTAAAACATTTAATGAATTAAGAGAAAAACCCATATTTCATGTGGGTATGTATAAAAAGTTAATTTTAAATCACTTAAACTTTAACGCAAAAGTTCTTAATTTTTTTAAAGAAACTAACCAAGAATTTGATGTTAAAGATATTAAAGAAGCAGGAGAATATGTTGTATTTAATAGAGCATGGTCGTATATATCTGAAGTGGATTTTAAGAATAAAGGCTATATAAACGCAATTAAACATTATTCTGACGAAGATTTTCATCGGGCCCTTGATATGGGAATTGAATTTTTTATTCAAGATGAATTATATGAAAGATGCGCACTATTACTCAAAATTAAAAATAAATCAATAAAATTAAAAAAATAATTTGGAATCCCAAAATTTCTTTATTAAATTCGATATACAGGGATTTAGAGAAATGGGAAAATAAGGGATATAGAAATAAGGGGGTATAAAGATACCTATAACATTAATTAAATAAATATAATATGGCATTACGCAACCCAGAGACAATTGTTCGTCTTACAAACAGGATACAGGGCAACCTAACTAATCTAAAATTAATAGTAAAAACTCAGCAACCAGTTGAAGATTTTGTTAAAAAGGTAGAAGATACAGAAAATATCCTTAGAGATTTAGAATCTACATTAGAAAGAGAACATGCAGGATTAAGAAACGGATAAAATAAAATAATAGTTATGAGTATACCAGCAGAACAAATATCATCGAATTGGCAAACCTTTCAATCTTATATTGAAAAATATATTAAAGGAGATAGAAAAGATCAATTATTAAAATTTTATAACCAACACCAGGAAGAATTAGTACTTATGCCTGCTTCACATAAAAAAGCATATCATAACGCATTCCCAGGAGGATATATTGATCATGTTAATCGTGTTATAGAATGCGCTTTACAACTACATAATGTGTGGGGTAAAATGGGAGCAGATACTACCACATATACTGTAGAAGAATTAGTGTTTGCTGCTATTAATCATGATCTAGGAAAAATGGGTGATGGTGTTGAGTATGCTCATATACCTTCTAAAGATGAATGGAGAAAAAAAAATATGGGTGAAATGTATCAATTTAATAAAAAGATAGCATATATGTCAGTCCCAGATAGATCAAT